CCTGGAGTCCATGAAGATGGTCTCTTGGTTACTAGAGGGCACTAGAGAGTCAGGTGCCACACGACGTGACATGGCTGACCAGTTCGACGTAGCTGGTGGCTCGTTGTCTCAATCGTACTCAGTAGCAGCCAGAGGTATCACAGGGCAAATCACGGGTAGCCGTGCGACCCTGTTGATCGCTGATGACATTGAGGTCGAAAGAAACTCTATGACTGAGGACGCACGTCAGCGTATCGTCAGGGTTATCCAGAACGACTTTGTTCCTATTACGAAGACAGAGCACGGCAAGGGAGACATCATCTTCCTGGGGACACCTCAGACCGAGGAGAGTGTCTACAACGTCTTGGTGAAGGAGATGAACTTCAAGTGCTTCACGATACCCGTAAGGTATCCGAACAAAGAGAAGCTTAAGAACTATGAGATGACCAACATCAACTCTGGTGAGACCGTAGATATCTTGGCGAACTACCTGAAGGTGATGTTCGACAACGGAGAGATAGACCACGGTAGGCCTACAGACACACGCTTTGGTGAAGATGAACTGTATGGCATTGAGTCCAAAGGTCGTTCGGCCTTCGCACTACAGTACATGTTGGACACAAGTCTCTCTGATGCCGAACGATACCCCCTCAAGCAACACGACTTGGTGGTTATGTCTACCAATGTCCTGAAGGGCCCACTAACTGTCCAGTGGGGACGTGACAACGACAAAGATAACTACATCACAGACATACCGAACCTTGGGTTCTCAGGGGACCATATGCTTAGGCCCTTGTTCATCGACAGTGACTGGGAACCATACGAATCTAAGGTTCTATTTGTAGATCCAGCAGGCCGTGGGGCTGACGAAACGGCATGGGCCGTGGTGGCTGCACTGAACGGGGTGATGTATATTCTACATGTCGGTGGTCACTCTGGAGATCCAACAGAAGCTATGACTAAGATTGCTGTTGACGCCAAGAAGTACGACGTTAACTGCGTAGAGGTCGAACCAAACTATGGTCAGGGCATGTGGATCGCTGCGTTCCAACCGATACTAAGTGACGTATGGCCGGGTGGCACCACTGTGGTGGAATCTGAGTGGGCCAAGGGGCAGAAAGAAGCCAGGATCATAGACACCTTAGAGCCTGTGATGACCCAACATCGCTTGGTTCTGGACGAGTCACTGGCTAGGTCTGAAGCTAGAGCTGAAGAACATAAGTACTCTCTGCTCTATCAGCTAACACACATCACAAGAGACCGTGGTTCCTTAAGGCATGACGACAGGCTGGACGCCCTGGCAGGCGCTGTGGCGTACTACATGAGGTCTATGGAGCAGAACGTGGACGAAGCGGCCCAAGCGGTCCTTGAGACACGTTTGGACGAAGAGATCGAAGACTTCATGGAGTGGGCTGAGGGTGGGCTGGCCGTCAAAAGTCGTGGGAAACGTAGGGCTGGGTATCGTGTGGAGACACACAGGGTCGATCTGTAGTTCGGTTAGTGGCGTTAGTGGCCAAAAGAGCCAATTGAAAAATACCCTAAAATTAGTATGGGCATATGTTCCCCGGCCAACCAAGCGGCGACCCCCCCATGCCCCCCCGAACCAAACACAGCGCGATGGGCTTCTGCCGTTGTGTGGCCAAGCGGGCGCGATAGGGCGGCCAATAGGGCACGATTGACGGCCTAGCATGGCCGCGTATTGACTAGGCACACTAGGCCATGCTGTATCGCTGGCGCTGCCAAGCGCGGCAGCGGCGCAACCAGGCGGGCGCAATGGGCACCGATAGAGCGCGGGCGCGGGTGCTATCGTTTGCAATCGGGCGCGCCTTTTCAAACCGGTGCGACACTATTTTTTTTTCATTAAAACGCTAAGTCTCTGGAATCATTAGAAACAATTCGCACCTGCCGCTATTTACATTCACGGCCATACGATGATAGGCTATGCCTACGATCAACAGACACCAACAGATAGGACGACAGACCATGCAACACGTAATGATCACAAGCGCCAAGCGTATCACGAACAGCGCCAACGGTAACCCAAGGCTTGAACTAGTTCTGACAACGGATGACGGCCCGCTTAAGCTTAAGACGCCAAGCGATGCAGGTTGGGTCTATGCCTTGCCATGTGCCAGCGAACTGACAGAAGTGGAAGCCTATGCAGAATGGCACAGGACGCCTACCGGGCGCTATGTTCTAGACAGCCTTGAAGTTTAGTTGATACCTTGGGAAGGCTTAACGCTAGGCTTTCCCAAGGCTTGAACTAAACAATAAACCACAACGACAGATAGGACGATAGAACCATGTACAAGCGCGACGTTGCACTAATTTCAGACCATGCGGCCAAGTCACCCGAAGGCTTGATTGACGTGGTAGAATTCGTTCTGTGCACAATCCAAGCGGGGCTTTCTACAGTCAAGGCACAACGCTTAGACATAGCAGAAACTGGCTTATCCTCTCGTTTCCTGTGGGGCAAGAAAGCCGATGGCCTAGCCTATATCCAGAAAAACGCTGACTGGCTTTGGCTTAAGCTGCACCACTTGAAGGAAAAGGGTCCAAGCAATCCAGAAATCATCGCCGATGCTACGCTTTTACTTATGCAAGTGCCAAACTTAGGCATGGTCAAAGCTAGTTTTGTTTTGCAATGCGTGGGGTTTGATACGGCCTGTATTGATAGCCATAATCTTAAGCGCCTAGGCATGAAACCAAGCGCCGTGAAGGTTAGTCCTAAACTTTCGAAGGACAAGCAACGCGCCAAGGTCCTCGCTTATGTCGAACTATGCCAGAAGCAAGGCACAGAATACTGGTGGAATACATGGTGCGATCATGTTGCCGGGAACCAAGCCAATCGGCGCTTAGACACTGGCGATGCTGTCAGCGCCTACCATGTTGATTGCGTGATAAGGAATTAAACCATGACTATGACAAGCGCAGAATTCAAAGACATCTGCATAGCAGCCATCGATGCCGCCAAAGTATCACGTGGAAAGAACCGGGGCATGCTTAAAGCGCAATGCCCTGCGTCCGACAGTGACGGGGCTGCGGCATGGCAGGCGATGACCTTGCAGGCTAACCCGTACAAGGCTGGCATATTCACAATAGCCATGTTCAATGAGCGGCAACGGGCAATATTTGACGCAGTGGGAAAGGCCATTGAAGGCTATGACGTCAACCATTTGGATCGTGATAGAACCATCTTGGAAAGCCTAGGCGTATGGTGAATATAGGATAGCCTCGAAGTCTAATAGACCACAACGACACAACGAAGACAAAGGATTGAACCCATGACACTAGAAGAAGCAGAAAAACTAGTAGGGCGTCAGCCTACTTGGGCCATAGCCAACATGGTGAAGGCACTACAGATGCACCCGTGGCTCAACACTGAGGAGGAGGAGGCACGTCTTTATGCTGCTCGCTTGGTGCTACGAAACAGGAGGAAGGGATAGAAACAATGGACATCATAGACGTGATATCATGGGTCATCTGCATAGCATTCTTCATAGGTGCTTTAGCATTGGCCGCCGCTTGGACGCATGCCCTGATCCAACTGCCTACATGGTACGAGGAAACACTAAGGAAAGAGAAAGAGAAAGGTGCGAGTAATGAGATACAGAGACATAGTGGTATTGTTGGCAATGAGAGAGAGTGAATGTGCTGAGTGCTATGGTTCAGGTGTGCTGGAGTTTGAGACTCCGGTAGCCGACTGGAACCATGGTGGGTACATCAAGAGCCGCATAGTAGACTGCTATTACTGTGACGGTACAGGCTTGAACGAAGAAGAACCCGAAGAAGAAGGAGTGTAAGACTATGAGTGTAGGTAACATGACCGTCCATGGTGTGTCATCCATCAAACTGAAATCCGTAAGTTCAGAGAAGGGTGCAACGTGGAGAGACATACAGATAGAGACAGCAGAAGGCCACACCTTCACTCTGACTTTGTTCGCAGACGATGCAGACAAACTACGGATTAACCTACAGGAGGTAGCAGACTAATGCCAGTTAAGACAGGAGACACAATAGCGGTCTGGTTTAGTTGCGGTGCTGCGAGTGCGGTAGCGGCGCACCTGACACTGGAAAACTGGGGTGACAGGTGCAACGTGCGTATCTTGAACAACCCGATACTGGAGGAGGGCGAAGACAATCAACGGTTCTTGCGTGACTGCGAGGCGTGGTTGGACCATCCAATTGAACACGTTAGGTCTGAAAAGTTTCCAGCTGGTTCTATCAAACAGGTATGGGACCAGCGCAAGTATATGTCTGGGATTGCAGGCGCACCTTGCACGTTGGAACTAAAGAAAAGACCGCGGCAGCTGTGGGAGGAAAAGCACAGACCGGACTGGACGGTGTTGGGGTTCACATCGGAGGAACAAGGCCGGGCCGACAGGTTCAGATTGACCGAACGCGACACGCTGCTAACTCCGCTGATCGATGCCGGGTTCGACAAACAGGCCTGTTTCGATGTCATAAAGGACGTGGGGATAAGATTGCCAGAGTTATATGCGAACGGACACCCGAATGCGAATTGCCTAGGCTGCGTCAAGGTTAACAGCCCGACGTATTGGAACTGGTTAAGGATCACGCATCCAGACGTATTTCAAGACAGGCTTGAACAGTCTGAGCGGATTGGAACGAAATTGGTCAGGGTGAAGGGGAAGTACATTCCGCTAAAAGACCTAGACCCAAACGCAAAAGGCCGTCCAATGAAATCGTACGACATAGACTGTGGTATCTTCTGCGAAGAGCCTGAGATCTGATAGTGATCTGAGCGCTTGCTATTGACACGTTATATGCGAGCGCTCTACTGACTACCAGACTA